GTCCGGACCGTACTGCGGTATGCCGAAGTCATCGCCGGCGCTTTCGTCATTATCATTGTCATTACTTTCAGACTGAACCTCTCCGCGCTCGGCACCGTCCACCGCCTCCGCGATACCCTCGCGGACAAGCCTTAAGCCCAGTTTCTCGTCAACATCAAACGGCGGGTCCTTGGGTGACTTTGGCTTTACAATACCGTCAACCACCAGCCCGAAAGTTGTATTAAGGATTCTGATTCTCATAGAAACCTCCTATCAGCTTACGACGGATGCCGCGAAGATGAACGGCGTGTAGTACCTGGGCATTGCGATAGGCCTTGAATAAAGCTCTACAGCTCTGGTATTATGGGGGTTGTCCACAAACAGCTTGGTTACTCTGGACTTGGCAATAGTCGCGAAGTCCGGACTGCCATAAGGCATGAGTGTGACCGCACTGTAAGCCACACGGCCGCAGTTCGGGAATGTTACCATTGCCGCGTCACTGGGGAAATAGCTCTGTGTTACGCCGTTATCATTTTCGTATTTATGTCCTACTACGAAAACGCGCAGCGAGTGACCACGGAAATTGAACGAGCCAAGCTCGTTAACGCCGGGAAGTATGTTGTGTTCGTTCACACTGCCGAAATTGATTGCAATGTTCTTGTTCAGCATTGTGTAAAGCTCCTCATTCTTGTAGAACACATCGGCAACGTCGGTGCCGATGAGCAGGTCAGTAGCCGCCATACCACGGTCGGAAAGCATCTCACACATCGCGTGAACATCTCCGATGATGTTGGCGTTAGAGCTGTTCCACTTGTTCTGCGGTGTGTATGTATGCTCCGTTGCAGTGTCATAGAACTGAATATGTTTTGTTTCGCCAGGGGTATTGATGTCGATGTACTCCTGCATGGTGAGCGCATTATTCTGCATTAACTGCGCGCACATCCACTCGATACGGCGGCGCGTTCTCTTTTCAAGGGTCTCAAGGTCCTCTGCAAGCAGACGTATAGCCCGCTGTGCAGGCGTGGAACCTGCGATAAGGGGCTCGCCGAAACCGCGTGCTGCCAGCTCGTCAGCGCTCAGCGGAAGTCTTTCAGCAATATATGCGGGACCGAATTCAGCCACGGTGTAGCCATCGCGCTCAATAGGTATAGCGCCGCCGCGTTCAGGCACGAAATGTGCCAGCTTACGCTCACCGCTCTTTTTGTACTCCACAAGGATCTTG